GGCATCCAGACAATACAATAACGCCTTCCGAGTATTCATTAAGTATCTCCCTATCAATACGTGGCTTGTGATAAAAGCCTTCGTTCCATGCGAGCTCTTGCAAAATATTTATGTTCTCTAAACCCTTTTTGTTTTTAGCAAGTAGAATAATATGGTTATAGGCCTGAATTGATTTATCTGTTTTAGACGAACGATCAAATCTATCTGTAGGAGATATATACGCCTCTACCCCAAGTATAGGCTTTATACCCTGTTCCTTACAGGCTATTTGCATTTCACGATGTGAAGACAATGTTCCGTGGTCAGTAATTGCTAATGCTGTTTGCCCAGCATCTTTTGCTGCTTTAACTAAGTCTGCAGGCGAATTAAGACCATCCATTAATGAATAGTATGAGTGAACATGCAGATGTGTAAAACTCATTAATAACCGCCACAGCATTCGTTTCTAGTATGATAAAGTCTAATCTTTGTCATAGTTTTTTTATTTGGTGCATACAGGTCTTCTTTGCAACAACCACATTTCATATGCCATTCCCTGGCAAAAAAATCATACACCGCACCGACGTAATTTTTGTATTTATTTGAAACAAAAGTTTCAAATGGATCAGGTATATCGTATGAAATCATATTGTTATTTTAACAAATATTGCAGGGCCAGTCAATAGACTAGCCCTGCATTTATTTATATTACCAATCTACGCTTGAACTTGATTCAGAAACTTCGTCTGAAGATCCGCCTTCACCCATATAAAAAGCTTCTTGCTCAGCATATGGAACATGTCTTACAGCAGTTTTTTCTAGATCAAATAGTTCTAGGCCAGAGAAGTCAAATTGTGCTTCGTCTTTTGCTAGAGGAATGATTGTATAACTTGTATCTGTTTTTGAACCGTTGCGCTTAATTCTCCACATCAGGTTAGTGATGCTTCCCATTTCGCCAGCATATTCAATTAATGTAGGTGTAATTGTTTTACCGCTTGTGCCTTGTGAAAGAATTGCGACGTATGGATCATTCTTTCCGTCATCTACCAACACGTTAATGTATAGTCGTGTTCTTGCTTTCCAGCCAGCCTTTGGATCCTTGCGGTGTTGTTCCTGTGCCCAGTCACGGCCTTCAGACTCCATTGTATCTAGAGCCTTGCGACGGTAATCTTTAGGGTTTGTATGCTCTAGTGCAATAAATCCACATCCGAGCTTATCATTATAATTTGGTGAATCTGGGTCTAGCTCTTGAAGGAATCTAACCTTTACGCTTTCTCCGTCTTCAATTTTTAGCCAGCGTCCTTTGTTTTCATCTCCGCCGCTATATGTAGGCTTATCTAGTGCCTTGTTTAGGTCTTTTAGACCCTTTACTATACTCATTTATTCTCCTTTGTAGTTGATGGTATAAATCCATCTGTATTTTTTATTATATCACGAGTTCCAAGATCTGTATTCTATGTCGGATACAGAATTTTTAATACAGGCTCTAATCTCTTCGTCGGTCAAATCACCTGCATCTTTTGCACCATGAGGATATATCTTACCATATTCATACGAAGACCACAATAGGTCTTTATTTCTTAATCTATTTGCTATGCTATATCCAAGCTCTCTGCCTGCTAAATCATTGTCCGTCATTATGGTTATTTTATTAAAATATCTATTAAGCAATCCTTGCTGCTCTACTGACAAAAATCCGCCTAGGGTGGCCACAACGTTTGGAAATCCCGCCTGATGAACTCTTATTGCATCAAAATTAGATTCTACTACAATTACATGATTGCCAATTTTTTTTGCACGATGTATGTTAAACATAGTTTTGCTCTTAGGAAGGTTTGTGCTGTTCTTAAAAGCCTTACCCTCAATAGATCTTCCTACAAGTCCTATTGGAATACCGCTAGGGCTGTGAACTGGCGTTATTACCATTGACATATTTAAAGAATATCCCAATCCGAAGTGCTTCATAGAGTCTTCGTTTATTCCTCTTGAGATTAAATAATCTTTTGCTGCACTAGAATTTAAAAGATTTAAATGCAATCCGTCTAAAGTTTCTTGAGAAAACTCTTCAAAGTCTGGCTTATCTTCAAACATACCAGAGACTATCTCGTCAAAATTATTTAATATCTCTGCCTCTTGGGATAAAATAAATCTCATTGCTTGAAAATCATTTTTGTTTAAAACACGCTTTACTAGTTCTATTAATGTTCCAGACTCTCCACATGAGGGGTTAAAACAAAGCCATGCACCAGTGCTTTTATTTATGCAGCAAGAAGCAGTATGTCTATTTGAATGAAATGGGCAATAGAACATTACCTCGTTTCCAGGTTCCGCCGTTATATCAAGACCTAAGCTTTTTACAATTGACTTGATATGGTTGGGCGCATACTGCGTGGAATCAATTTTCCTTGCGTTATGCCCTCTGATAGCCATGCCTTCTTCTTTCCTACGTATACTCCATAAAGTGTCATTAAGAACACCCATGTCTGACCGTCAAATTCTATCGAAAATGCTGTGTCTATGTCAAGTACCCTAGCGTACCCTTTGCTTCTCATGTCATGACTAAGCATGTTTTCGTACTGGTATTTTAATCTAGGTATACCAGAATCGTCAGCAAACTCAACCCTTACTTGAAATCTTTTTATCTGTTTGTGATTCATTTTGTTGGAACGGATTTTCGTAAATTTCCTTGACGATACCACGATTGATATCCCAGTCTAAATAAAAATTAAAATCGTGACCGTGTCTATTTTTTCTTGACACAATCTCAATCATATTAGTTTGAGGATATCTATGAACAGCCAGTGCCATGTCTGCATCGTATTCAATTGCTTTTGACCATGCCACTTGAGACATCATCGGTGGATTATCTTGATCTGAAATGTCGTCTGCTGTTGCTGCAGTGATATCAATAATTGGAATATTATTTGACACTGCAAGCATTTTAAACTCACGAGAAACGTTTCTATTTCTTTCTACTTCAGAATTAGAACGCTTGTTGTCATTAAATAGCTGATGATAATCTAATATAACTAAATCTGGCTTATGCTGATCAATCTTACCTTGAATTGTAGCAGGGGTTACTTCAGAATTTCCTTCATTTGAAATAAGAACAAAGCTGTTCTTTCCCTCAAACTTTTTGTTTCCCCACGACCTAAAGTCGTCAATATTAATATCTCCTTTTGATAAATCACTTGCACGAAATATTCCAGATCCGAGCATTGTAAATATGCGGTCACGCATGTTTTCGGGAGACATTTCAAGAGAAACAATCATAGGCTTAAATCCTTGTTCCCAAGCCTTACACGCTAGGTACGCCGTGAACCAAGTTTTACCTTTACCTGGCCAGCCGATGGCGACAATTAAATGACCTGGAGCCATGCCCGTTGGGTATGCCTTATCGATTGCAGAAAAGCCAGTAAGGATTCCTGGAGCTCCGCCCATTACCGCAGATCTATCTTTTACTGCTTGATAATGTCTTGCTGCATTTTCTACATCAATTATATCTAAATCTCTTACGTTATTTGTATACCTGCTTAAATTTGCTAAGTCGCTTTGCATTTGTGCAAGGACTCTAGAGGCTGCATCTTCTTTTAATGCAGAACCTCCACGTATGATGATGGACTTTAACTTATTAGAAATGAATTCATTTTTTAATTGGTCTAGGTAGTAACCTGTTTCGGCTTTAGAGTCTACTGGCTCAAAATCTTTGTGTCTTTCAATTAAGATTCCAACCTCTGGGACTGCTTTAAACTTATAGTAATAACTCTTTAAGCTTTCCCAAATATCTCTGTGAGAAGTAAATAACTCGTCTACGTTATCCGCAAGCAGAGTGCTTATGTCTTTATTTTTACATACAGCAGATATTAATGTTGCCTCTGTATTCACTATTCGCCCTCCACCATCTTTTTAGTCGCATCAAGCAAGATGCTGCGATTAACCTTATCTTTTTGTATTTCTTTATTCAAAACATCTATTCTGTCAAAATTGTTATAAAAAAAATTTAATGGGTGACCTGATTTACTTGTACTAAAATAATACACTAAGAGCTCCTTGGCACGTTCGTAGCCTACGCTATCTATAACATCTTGCATTGCCCACTTTTCACGAAACTTGTTTATTGAAATAGACTTATTGTATTTTTCTTTATACAAAGAAATGTATAGGCCAATTAATACGTAAGGCTGTTTTTCATTTGCCATTATTTAACTCTTTTTCTACTTCACGAGTTTTTTCAATTAGCTTTTCTTCAACAAATTTATAAACACGCTCTGTTGCGGAATTTACGTTTTCACCAGATCTGACATCATCTTCTACGCCAATGCCTATCTTAATGCTTTCGTAATTGCCAAGATTCCTTGTAAACGAAAGGTCCACCTTAACTTTCGTTGTCATTTATGCTCCTTCATATGTCTGCTTAAACTTTCGTGAGCAAATACGCCCCACCTAAGTTCCCAACTCTTCCCGCACTTTTCACATGTAAGTATTCTAGACACTCTACGCCTTCCATACAGGTACAAATCCGTTATCGGTCTTAGTATACAATATAATGTTGTGTTTGAAAAGACCCAATAATTCTGCCCTTGACGGAAGGTTTCCTGAATGCCCTGCGTCCAATATGTACTGATGTATGTCCAAAATGTCCGATTCGCTAAATAAATATTTAGACCAATTTTTATTGTCTGGATCGCTAATAGAATATATCTTTACGGGTGTTTTAATTTTACCCTCTAGTATATAGTCTTCAATAGTTATCCTGTGTTTATTTAATAACGAAGCAACTTCTGAAATAGAATAAGCCTTAGACATATTTTTTTCAACCTGCGAATATGAATACAATACTCTTTTTTTACTTTCATAGTGCCAGGCAATGACTTCGTCTTTAGATCTTGAAGCTCTTAAAACCTTATGCACTTTTTCGTTTAAGAAGAAATACCGTAGTTCTTTGAGTTTTGATTTTCTAGTTTTTCTAGCCATCTTCCGAAAGCACTCGTTTCTTTGTTAATCATATTACGTTTACCACACAAAATGCAGAAAACTTCTACGTGAAGTTTTTGTGAAAAAACTCTATCTACAAACACTCTTCCACCGCATTTACCGCACCACATTATAAAGAAATCACTTTCCCGTCTACAACGCACGAATAATCTGGAGCAACATGAATCATTTGAATATGAGGATAGTCGTTTACAATATGAGCTATTGCAAATCCCTTTTGCCAGTCATGGTGTTGGGTGTACTTCATTCCTGGACCCTTTTCATCACACATGTGTCCAATTTCATACCCACGAAGCGTTTCGCCCTCTCCATTATTTCTTAGTTCATAAGTTACAAGGTGTGATGCAATTCTGTGTGAGTGTCCACGGATAAGAGATACTTGAAGATCTTCCATGTCTTTGCGAACAGAGCCAGTTGCGGAAATTGAAATTCCATGATGTACGTGAACGTCTCCGAAGCGTCGCTTTGGCAATGAATCATAGTATATGTATTCATATCCTAATGTATCTAAATTCCACAGGGTCTCTGGTGTAACCTCTTTTAGATAATCTGGAAGCTTAGCATCCATATAATTAAAAATACGAACATCGTGATTTCCTAATGCCGAAAACAATTGTGCCTCTGGCAACATTTCACGAGTCTTTGCATAGAAATCTCTTGCTCCCTTTGCTTCATGCCTCATCATCGGAACTATTAGATCTCTGCTGTCTGTCTTATGTAAATTTAAAAATTCCGCTGATCTTCCTTCTGTATACTTGCTGTAGCAAGCTTGATCATCAGTGTCTCCTAAATAATCCACTACGTCGGGCTTAAACCATTTCATAACTTTAAACCACAGAGCAATCATTTTATCATCTTGATATGGGAATTGCTGATCTGAAGACAGCATCCATTTTAAATCGTTAGCCATTAAATACCTTAATATATGTAAAAAGTCGCAAGAAGCGACTTTATGTTATATGAATTATAACATAATGTTTTGACTTGTCAATAGTTTATTCGGTTAAACTGGAAGTATTTCCGCTAGCACTCCAATGTATCTTTGCCGTTGTTATTGTCTTTGTGCCTTTAGGGGCTTTGCAAATTATATTAAACTTATCTTTACTTGCATTGATAATATATGGAGTATATAAAGCTGATGAGTCTGCTGCAGAAGCATACTCAATTGTTACATTTACTGTTGGAGTTTCTATAAACCCGATACTCGATAAGCCTACTGAAAAAGATTTCATATCTGTCTTTAAAGTTTTTCCAGAAATAATTCCGCCAACCGTAGTATTAAATCCTTTAACACCTACAACTGTTCCGCCATTAATAGTTGTGCTTTCAATCTTTACTGGAGTTACCGTTTCGCCTTTAGCAATAATATTAATATTCTCAACGATCTTACGCAAGACGTCGGCTGTTACTGGATCCCCGTCTCCTATAGTTACTGGTGTTAGATTATTAAATGCCATATTTACTCCTCAGTATTTTTAGACTTTTCCATTTCTTCTATTTTATCCGATAGCTGCGTAATTTCAGCACGAAGAATTGCCATGGTTGTCTCATATTGTGAGACAAGATCTCCAATTCTTTGTTGAAGAGCATTTACAACTAATTCAATTTTTTCTGCCATTTTATCTCCTTGATAGATAAACAGTATACCATTACGACTCTAGGGCGTCAAGCCTATCTAATATTCTACTAACTACTTGTGCTAGGACTACTGAGAGCCCTGCATAGTTTACTGCATCTGGTTGACCTTCGTCGTCATATGTCACCAATAGTTCAAGTCCAGGTATCTCTGCAACTTCTTCTGCAATTAATCCAGTATACCAAGTATTATCTCCACGTTCCATATCTTTTATTCCATGGTATTTAACTGGCCTTAAAAGTTTGACAGATTCGTTTGGGTAAGAAATTTCCTCTATATCAGTTTTGTATCTTCTAGAAGAAGTGGATCTAGCTACCTTTCCAAAGGTGGTTCCTGCAGTGCTTACAATTTGCATGTTTGCAACAGCAGCTGTAGTGTCTCCAGATCTCATGTAAAAAGATCCTACCGTATCTGTGTAAATACCTCCGCTTCCAAATAGTTTAGTTGTATTGTCAACTGAATTTAGTAGTATAGAAGTGCTTGCGTCTGCCCCAATAGAAATAACAGATGATCCTATATATGCTCTAGGATATACGGATGCAGTCGAGCTTGGGTCAGCGCTTCCACCTTGCATAATTATTGCTGAAGTTGTTCCACCAGCAAGCACCCCATAAATGTGACCGACTGTAGTACCACTTAGTGTAACCTCTAAGCTATCAATACCAGAATTTTGTAATTTAACATTTGTGCTACTGGTACTTGTTTGAACCACTGATCCTGTTATTGTTCCACCAGTAATTGTGTTTCCCTTAATTGTGTTTCCTTCAATTGTTGTTCCTGAAATTCTTCTACCTGTAATAGATCCATTCCATCCATCTAAAATTAATTCAGTATATCCTGTAGTGTAATAACTTCTTGATTTAATATATTGATTATCTACTGTCCATCCATTAGTAGAATCTCCTAAAGAAATAGTTCCCGTTGAAGATATATTTAATGTTTGGTATCCTCCGTTTGTTGCACGAATTCCATTTCCGTCTACAACAAATCCATTAAAACCTGCAGATCCTCCAGAAATATTTAATCTTGCAACATCAATTGTTCCCGTTGTTACTCTGCTTCCATTAATTACTGTTGTATTAAGATCTAAGACTGTGTTAATGTCAGATGCCGACATTTTTAATGCCACTGCGTCTGATGCGGCTTGTGCGGCATTTGCTGCTGCAGTAGCACTTTGTCCTGCAGCTATTGCCGCATTGTAGGCTTCATCTCCCCTGGCTTTTGCAATTGCTGCTTGGCTTGCTGCTGCGCCAGCATCGGTTATACCCTGTAAAGCATTTGTTTTAACTGTATCAATTGTAGTTCCGTCTGAAAGCTGTGTCCCTACTGTTAATGTTCCGTAGAATGTAGAGTTTCCATTTATTGTAACTCCACTTGCTATTAGTGCACCTTCTTTTGTAACTCTAAAAGGAGCAGTAGACGAAGAGTTTCTTCCAATCCACAGTCTATAGGTTGGATCATTTGCATCAAGCCTGATTATGTTATCTGTATTTGAAACACCTAATTCAATTACTCCAGTGCTGTCTAGCCTTGCATTATTTTTAGTAAGCTTTGTGCCGTCTATTGTCCATTGAGCAATTTGTCCTTTACTTGCAGTCATCAAGCCGTCGGAAGACTGTAGCTTAAATGTTTCTCCGTTTGCATCGTATCCAAATATGCCTTCGCTATTAAATCTAACTCTTGTGCCGCTTGTAGGAGAAGCCCCTGCATAAAGAACTCCGCTTGTTGTTGCACCTGCTGGTATAGCTAACTGAACGTTGCCTGTAAACTTTCCGCCAGTGGCATTTATATTTCCAGTTAGGTATAGGTTGGCTCCATTCCAATACATGAACTCTGTTGGGTTTCCAACTCTAAATTGTCCTGTTGTTAGCCAAAAATTGTTTCCAACATTTGTGGTAGATTTATTTAAAATAATTCCGTGATAGGTTCCGCTTGTTAATGATGGAGTTGTTAATGGTTCTGTATTTAAATTAATTCCTTGAGAAATTCCTGTTCCAATTTTAAATAGATCTTGGGATGCTCCACCTATTGCAATATATGATTTAAGTCTTGCCAGGGCTCCAGCTGCTGTTCCGTCTGCATCTGAAGCTATAAATGTTCCCGAAGCGGCTCCAGTCCAATTTACTACGTCGTAAGGGGTAGTTGAGGCAACTTGATAATAATATGTTGTGTTTGGAATTAAACCTGTAGCTGTAAAAGAAGTTGTTGATCTTCCAGAAACGGATGCATACTCCCATAGCGGAGTTGGAACTACAGATGGATCATTGGTAGACCACCGTATAGCATAACCAGCAGTTTTTGTATCTGTGGATTGTGCCCACGATATTGTTGAGACTAAACTAAATCCGCTTAGGTCAGAAGGATCTATAGATGCAGAAGCGCTGGTGCTTCCTGGGTTTGCTACGGTGAATGTTGTGTCTGGGTCAGCAGTCTTTATTGTGATTGGTCCTGCAACCGTACCCTTTTTATGTGCTTCTCTAAATATATCTCTATGAACAACATATACCCATTTGTTATTGTAATCAGAAGTAATAACACTGCATTGAGTATCTGTGCCTACAAAAACTACCTTAGAAGAAGAGTTGAAAGAGTTTGTGTCGCTTTCATATACTATAGTGTCGCCATATGTTTTAAATGTTGGTTTGTCCCATGAAACTGTGTATGAAGAAACTCCACCGACTGCTACAACATTTGTTGGAGCTTCTGATAAATCTGGTATTGTCAGCTCAATTGAATATGTTGCAGAAGGAGGTCCGAGCAGTGGGGTTGATTGTGTCTCATCTGGATTTTTGTAATAATAATTAAAAACAAAATTATATTTACCTACAAGCTTTACTGGTAAATTTTCTATTGTTACAGAGTATGAGTCTTTAGAAAGTATATTATTAGATGCATCAATTCCATCTTCATTTTTTTGAAGATCTGCCGTGCTTATAAAATCCCCATCAAGGCCTGGATCTCTCATTAGAATGTTAGCCCTATTCTATATTCTATATCCATCTCTCTGCCGTAAGTTTTATTAACAGCATTAGTCAAAACAGATCTACTAATAATTGATGAATAAGAGTTAAATGTATCTTCATCGTTAATCCTTAGCCCGTCTAAAAGTACCGTTGTTGCTCCTGATGATTTTGCTTTTGCGCCAACAGACACCTTTACTATAGATTCGGCATCTGGAGTTCCTGAGCCATATCCTGAAGCATATAAATTGTTTAGAGTTATTGCTGAAAGCCTGTTATCGGTTGCACCAGCTCCAGTAAGTCCTGGGAATCTAATTTCATAATAGCTTGTTGTTGTGCTATAAAATCTAACAAACACATAATCTAAATTTGTATCTTGTTGTTTAAGAGCAAGAGTTAGACTATCGTTTTGACTATACCCAGAGATATCAAAATTTGTATTTAAATTATATTTAATTGACTGGTTTGCCGATGCAGAAAGGCTAAACCATGTGTTTCCTATTCTAGGTGCTGGCGTGTAGGATACAACTGCTGGTCCTCCAGCATCGTCTAGCCAGCTTAAATTATTTTCAAATGTAGAAATAAATCTGCTTGAGTAGTCAGTATTTCCTTCTGTTTCGCTTGCAAATAATCCTACTTCTTTTATTGTTCCTACTATATCTGTTGGAATTGTGGTTTTATAAACCACAGCATAAGTTGAAGCTTGAGTTAGTGGGTTTGTTTGAATATCTATGCTGCCTAAATTTACTGCAGATCTATAAAATTCAAAATCTAATTGGCTGTTTTCTACAGAAGGGGTGCTTGATCCTATGCCTAAAGCTATGCTTTTATTATTAAAGGTTACAGCTCCAGCTAAATAGGAAGTCAAAAATCTTTTTCCAAATCTTGTAAGGATATTAGACTGACGACAAATTTCTTTGCCTTCTTCATAAAATACATATTCTCCTACTAGGTTCATATTATCCTCCCTTTCCGTAAACGCCTATAACATCTTCTCCGCCACTATTTTTAACATTAAATATAAATCTTGCTCTAGGTATGTTTTTTTGATCAAAATATATCTCTGATTTTACTACAGATATGTCTTCTAAATTTGGAGCTTTAAGCTTGCTTAAATCTTCTTCTTCATCATCATTGTCTTCGCCAATTTTTACCTCAAAAGTAAATTTGTCTTTAGGCAAAGTTGAGCTTGCGCTTTCGTCAAAATCAAAAGTAAAAGGGTCTACCTTGTCCCAGTGTTCTTTTTTAAGAACCTTGGTTAAAGGGTCATCCTCAAATAACTTTAATTTAGGGTTTGTTGGATTCTTTGCCATATCAACATTCTACCATTTCAGCTAACATAAATCGACCTACACAATATTTTTGTTGAAGGCCCGTCCACCCAATCGTGGTTCATATCTAAAACTACATATTTTCCAACGGAGTAGCCTGCTGGAACTGAACTGTCCTCTGATGAGTATAGCTCTGATTTAGGATAAGATATTTCTACAATATCCCCTATTTGCAAAAGCGGATTAAAAAATACGGACATCTCTATAATAGTTTGTTGTCTAGACCACTGGGTTTTCATCCATTCAGATAAAGCTTTTGCTTCAGACTCTTTTTGTATCCAGTTTGAATCAAATGCAAACTGTTCTTGTTTTTCTTTATCAGTAAGGTTAGGATCTATATATTCAAATGAATCTGATTTTACAATGCTGTCTCCAATTACTTTAAAAAACTTTGTTTCTCCATCGCTTAGCATAGTATAAGTTCCTGAGTTATTTATAACAAAAGCTTCCATGGTGAAGGCATCTATGTTAGATCCTACAATAGTTGCAAATGGATTCATTGTAATTACTGGATATCTTGGTATGGCTGGAGCATTGTCTCCTGAAGTTATTCTGGCAGATAGCTTTATAATTTCTCTTGCTACTGGTCCAAACTCTTCCATGTATCCAATTTCTTCGGTTACGGATCCCTTTGATAAGATAAAACTTGAAAACTGTTTTACTAAAAATGAATTTTGCCCAAGGTAGCTCTTGTATGGGTTATAGACTTCCTTTGTAACAAACTCGCTTTCGGTAATAGGAGAGGTGTATAGATAATCATATCTAGCCGTTCCTATTCCAGCCACAAGACCGACTCTGTTTGTTGTAGGCAAAGGGTCTTTGTCTAAAATAAATATCTCCGTGTTGTCTATCATTAGCTTAAAGGTTTTATAGGTTTCAGTACCGTTGGTTGTTTGATTTACCTTTAATTGAATATTATACATCTTGCCACCAGTTATGTTTTGAAATTGATTTGAATCAGTTTGGCTGTCTGGCAAAGTTGTGGCTACTCCATTTACAACCTTAATTATCTTTACGCATCTTTCTTTTAAATCTCTTGCAACTGCGCTTTGTACAGGCTCGACATGAACTATATACCCTGATGTGTGATCTTCGTTTAAACAAACTGCAATTCCCCCTACACAAATTTGATTTCCGCTTGCCGTGCCGTCTGAATTTTTTGCAATAGGAAAATACATGCTTGTTGCAGCAACAAAATTACTATAGCCCGATCTTATTGTTTTTGCAGTTGTGCTAGATATAGTGTATTTTGTAGGAGATGTTGATGTTGGTGTTGCTGTAATTAATGAGTTTACTGTAAGCATAGATCTTGGTGTTTTAAGACCTTGTGAGTCTGTTGACTCTAGCGTAATTAAATTGTTATTTAAAGTAGAGGTTTTGGCATCTTTGTCATAAACATATGTTGTCCATCTTGATTTAATTGCGCTTAGATTTACCTCATGTGTTGCTGGAGCAGTCAATAAATTAAAAGCGTTTCTTTGCTTTATTCTAAATTCTCCCGTTGGCTTAAAGGTGCCCGCCTCTGAAAGACCCTGATATTTTGCAATATCAATGTCTGATGTTATCCATTGCTCTGCCGTTAAATTTTGTCCTGCAACCTTGTATGTATATTTAATTGCATCAAATTCTATTACTTCTTTGTTAATCAAAAGATATCCTGCTTTTTGATAAAACACATGGTCTACTGCTGATTCATACACAGAAACTGGTTCGGTAAAAATAGATCCTCCTGGGCCAGTAGATGAGCTTAGGGTTTGTGTGAGTGCAGCTGCACCTAGTTTAATTATTCCAGACTCGTAGACTGGATCTGCAGAGTATGTATACTGAGAAGTTAATTGCGGAGTGTATCTAACCTTGACAGCTTTTGCCGAAGGAACAACTGTCTTTTTTAAATCTACGATGTTTGGAAGATTGTTTCCAATCTTTTCGTATCTAAATTTAAATGCTGCATTTTTATTTTGAAATAAATACTCTCTTGTATAAAACTGCAAAACATCATATTCGTCAAATACGGCAACCATTTGAGTATCATTACACAAATCTTGTAAATGCTCCCACATTGTTTTTGTGCTATTTGTATAATAAAATAAAGGGGTTACAGTAGAAGAGTCTGTTGTTGTTGTATTAAAATTGTAATTTGTAAATCCTACACTGTCTAACAACCTTCTTATAATTGCTTGAGAAGAATAATCTCTCATTAAAATATCTGGAGCCATTATCTTTTGAAGATAGCCTGCGCCATCTAATGCACTTATAGACACATCTCCATATTCACTAAGGGAAATTTCTTCTGTAGCATAAAAAACTCCGTAAGGAATTTTATCTGAATTTTCTATTGTAATAAATGGCTCTATTATAATATTTTTATAAAGATTTATTTTATCTTTATTAAAGGCAAATGTTTTATCATACATAAATCCTGTTTCGTCATAGCAGTTTAAATCTATGGATAGGGAGTTTGCCGTAACCATTCCAACTGGAGTTATTCCGTCTGAAGAGCTTGAAGACTGTTTTCTTACATCAAAAGTAACAATCCTATCGGTTACATCTTTAATATATTTTGCTGCAATTTCAATAATTCCAACATACTCATTTGCCGTTGTTACCGATGTAACCTCTACTTTAATTTCTGAAATTCCTACAGGAGACGATGGAGTAGTAAATTTAGTTGTAGACCAAGAAGATCCGTTATAGTATAGATCCACAACGCCGTTATTTGGAACAACAGCGTTTGTAGATATTGTAGATTCAACCCCTGCTAAATTTTTAATCTTAACTGTCCAGGCGTTGGGCTTGGTGTGGGATGTTTCAAACTTTATTGTAATTTTATTAGATGCAGCCGTCTTGCTTACTGGATAAGAAACGGTTAGTAGGCATCCAGTAAGAGATGTTCCTATTGCTCTCTTACTTACCCAATACTTATATTCAACCTTATCCCCTGGATAATATAGCCTATATGTTTGATTAGATGAGGCAGAATATACTGTTGGATATTGATTAACTGCTGAATTTAATATAAAATATTTAATTCCTGCAGTCTTAGGCCTTCTTGGATCAATTATAGATTTAATTGGAAATAGTTTTTTAAACGGCAGGGTGTCCCCCGAAGATGTTGTTACATCTGTTGAAGAAACAATATCTGCACCATCAATTAAATCATTCATGTTATATTCAATCCAGCACCCAGGTACGGATGTGTATGAAACTGATTTGTTGATAGCCTCTAGAGCTGTGTTGTAACCCGTCAGCATTATACTTCTTCCAGGCCTATACTAACGTCCCAAAATTCTTGAGCGGCATCAGAAGATTTTGATTTTACGTTTCTCTTTATAAGAGTATGACTACATTCTGAAAACACTACATTAATAATTTCATCTCTTGCAGAAACTGCATTGTAAGAAATTTTTAATTTAAAGGATCCCTTTCCTTTGTCATGATAGAAAGTTTTTAAATCTACTGCTCCATATCCGCTATCTATTGTCATACTGCTATATGAAGGCAACATTCTCCAGCTGGTAGATATGACTTTTTTGTCTGCTGTAAACAGCTTACGCATAGTACCATTAGCCATTCTTTGTTGTTTTTCAATTCTATTGTTTGCAATACTTATTGGCTCTCTATTATGTTCAGTTAATTTTACCCAGGTTGGGGTGTCTGTTGTAGAAGTGTCTATGTAAAGAACTGAACCTACTGGTAGTGTTATTGCCATTACGATCTCCTTGGACCTATCTCAGAAATTGATCTTTTGTTTCCCTTATCAAGAATTTCAATTGTAGCTTGAGATACTTTTCTAACCAGGGCATCTGTATTTTCTCCTGGGGCCTGAACTATAGTTTGATTAAGAACAATTGGCTGCTGTGGCTCAGACTGAGCTGCTAAATTAGCAAAACTTTTTTTGCCAGCATTTACGTCATAAGTCGGAGTTGCAAATGGTATGCTGTTTAGATTAGGTATAACCATATTACCATAAATTACCTCTGGTCCCATGTCACCCACAATTGTAGGGATACTTGGATCAATGTTCATTAATCCTTTTCCAGCTTTTACTCCTGGCATTGACCATTCACCTGAACGCCAGTTTGCACCATTTCTAGTTACGGAAAGAACCCATTTTGCTCCGTTGCTATCTATAAATGTATTTTTTGTTTTATCTGCAGATGCAGCAAGTGCTTCTTTCATAGTTGTAAATTGCGGTGGTCTTGTTCCTGTTACTGGTTTAGTTATAGTTCTTCCGCCGCCGCCACTTGTGGTTACGGTTGGAAGTGATGGTTGACCTGCTGCTTTTTTAAATATATCTACAAGGTTTTTGTCACCGATAACAAGACTATCTGCTTTTATAGATTTTGTTGCAAGGTCTGAGGCCTGATCTATTTTTGTTGGACCTGCTGGTCTAAGTCCATCTTTAAATGGTATGTTAGGACCTGGATCTTTAAGCTTTTTGCCAGCTGCTTCTGTTGGGGCAACTAGTCCTGCGCCTAAATACTTTCCTAGTTCGGTTGCTGCAAATTGTTCTTTAGTTCCACCCGTTTCTGTCATCCACTTAGCCATGTTGAAATTATAAGATGTTTGTGCTTGATTTAAATTATCAATAATACCCGAAAGCTTTGCTATTTGTTTATCTATAGACGCAAGAGATTCTCCTGCCAGTGCTGCTGCATCTGCAATCTTTGTATTAGCATCTTGAATTTTTTGAATTTGATCAATTAATGGTGCATTTGCCTTATCTCTTGCAGCCTCAATTGATCTTGTTTGCCCGAGGGTTTGTAGATTTTGAACAGCTGAATCATATCTTAATCTTGCCTGAGCTGCTTGTTGCGTATTGCCAGTAGACTCTGCGAATTGTAATTCAAGTCTTGCTGACTCCATCTCACGATTAAGATCAGCATCTTCCTTGGAAGCATTAAGTGCTTTAATTCTTGCGTCTGCAAGTTTATTAGTTTGATCAATTTGTTTTTGAAGAGCTTTAATTTTATCTCTTGCATCTATTTGATCTTGAACCTTTTGCCCTCTTGCCTGTATTGCTAAATTGTTTCTTCTTGTTTGTAATTTACCAAGCTGGTCATACTCGTCTTTTAATAAACCAGTTTTGTTTACTGCAATAACTCTTTCACTTATAGCATTACCTAAATTATATAAAGCCGCTGTTTGATCAGCACTCAATTTAGACAAATCTCCAGCCAGCCCCATGGCTTGCATTCTAAGCTTTTGCCACACACTAACAACGGTATCTGATGTATTTGCAAGCTCTTTAATTGCTGGGTTAGCTTTTGCCATTTCTTTAATTGTTGCCGCAGTTAATGTTGTTTGCTTATATTGACTTTGATTCAAATAATCCATCATTTGAATTTCAGCTTGGTACATACTAATTTTTTCAGTTTTGCCAGTCTTGTCTTTCTTTGCAGCTTCTTCGCTCTTTTTAATAATTTCTTCAATTCCAGCGTCTACTGCGGTCAATGCAGTATTTAATGCAGCTGCTTGAGACTGAGCATTACCTAGTCTTGTAGCAGTATCAAATGATTTTAATGACCCAGCTGCTGCACTCTTTGCATCTTGAATTGCACTAAAGTCTTTATTACCTACAGTAGATATTGATGCCATATCCGCATTTTTTGATAATGCAAACATTGCATATATTTTTTTTGTAGCTTCATCCGCAGACATTCCAGCAGCGATAAATTGTTGTTTAAATCTAACTGCTAGGTCTCCAAGCTCTGCTTTCTTTGTAGAATTAATTAATTTAATTTGTTCATCAAAAGCACCCTTAACCTCTTCTTTTAACTTACGATATTCGGTAATAGTCATCTTAATTGGAATACCTGCTTGGGTCATGCTCTCATATGAAAGCTTGTTGGCCTCCATTAGATCTTTTGATCTTTGAATACTATCTTTAATCTTTTGATTATAATCAACATATTTAACTCCAGCTTTTTTAGCAGCCTCTGCTGTGAGTCCAAACCCTAAAGCATTGAGCTTCATCTGCTCTTGATGCTTTTTATATATAGTAAATCCTGCTGTAAGAGCTGTTGTTATACCAGTTATTGCTAATCCTAGTGGGGTTGCAGATGCAAGAACTCTTCCAAATATAGGTCCTAGTTTTGCCATTACTGGACCTGCAGTTGAACCCGCCTTGCCCATTGCCATTAAGTTTGCTGATGTTTGTGCAAGAGGTTTAATTGTTGATGTTGCACTTTGAGGAAGCTTGCTTGTAATACCCCTTGTCATTCCGCTCATTGCGCCCATAGGTAGTAAGAAAGGAAGTATATTTGAAACATTGGATATTGATGCTCCAGCGGTTCCGCCAACTTTATTGCCCAGCATGTTTCCTAAGAAAGGAATACCCATTGCTGCCGCAAGCATTGCAACAAGACCTCCTGCTGCATAGCCCTTAACTGGTCCACCATCAGCATACCCTTGTGGTCCAGAAGACATACCCACATACCCGCCTGAAGCTTTTCTTTGTGCTCCCTTAAACGCTAAAAGTGCTGCTGCGTCTTGCATCACTCCCTTTTTAAACTTTTTTGTTCCGCCTGTTACGTGTGCAGATTTTGCTCCAGTTACTGGATCAGTTAACATTACTGCAGACTTACCTTTTTTACCTGCATCAGAATCTGGAAGCTGATAATAGAATGGATCTGCTCCTGCTGCTTTTCTGGCTGCATCTGTACTCATTTGTCCCGAAGACTTTCCACCTTTAAATGTGTCTGCTCTGAACATAGATGGTTTTTGTGCTTTTTCTAAAGCTGCTTGTATTTCAGTTCTAGCTCCTTTAGGAATTTTGTCTATTGAATCTTTTGTCATTCCCCAAATTGCTGACAAATCTCTATCGTGATAAATTCTTCCTTCTGGAAGCAATACAGCATTTCTAAGTAATAGCTTTTGTAATTCTTTTTTAGCTTTAGGGGATAAGTTTTTGAAATGTCTTGTGTTAAATATTTTTTCAGATTGAAGTGCACGCAAAAGCTCGCTACGAGTAAGACCTCTTTTGCCTTCTCTTAAATATTGGTTTTCTTTATCAGTTAAAGAAAGAGTTTGCTCATCATAAACCTGAACAGTGTGTTCTGGCATTACCCTTGCAAGTGTGTCGGCACCTTTAGGAAGATTATCTCCAAACACTGAGCCAAGCTCAGCTGCAGTCATTTGTGCTGGCATGCTTATGTGCGCTGCCTGTCTAGGCCTTGATGCACTTTGTCCATCAGCAATGCTATTTAATTTATCAAGAAGTGGAACTCCAAGTTTATCTACAGCCGACTTCTTTAATACATACTCTCCCTCTGTTAACCATGCAGGTACGGTGTCTGTCCCATGTGGTCCACCGTGAGCCATATATACTGGACCGCCAGTTGCAAATCTTTTTGGCATTGTGGTTTCAGTGCTGTATGGAGCACCATAAGTTTTAACACCTAGCCCTCTTGCAATTTTATTTAGCAACTCTCTAGTTCTTCCAGGTCTTGATAGCTCTTTCATATTGGTCTTGCCTGTTTTAGGATCCATCACTGGTTGATTTAATAAAGGCACGCTTGTTAAAGCAATAGATCTTCCTTGCGCTCCCGCTATGTTTGTTGCGGTTGTCGCCATCATTGCTTCTACTTCTGCGTTTAATGCTAATATTTTTTGTCTTGCTTGATCTACAGTAATTTTGCTTGCTTGTAGCTCTGCAACAATTTTTGCAGAAGCGGCTGCAGCATTAGAAGTAATCTCTGTCATTCTTGGAAGAAGTGCTTGATAAGAATCTGATAACTCAGAAGTAATTAGTCCAGTTCTAGAAACTTCTGTCTTTAAAGCTTTTATTTCTGCTTCGGACTGCATAGCCAATGCCGCAGTCATGGAGTGCCATTTTGCTGCTTCTTCTGCAACTATACCTGTAGAAACTCCTTTAATAGAAGTAAGTCCTTCTATTTTTGGCAAATCTCCTGACATGTACATCTGAGGATTTCCGCCAATTTTTTGATTAACTTTAGGTGCGCCAGGAACTGTTCCAAATATTGTTTGTGTCATTCTTTGATCTGTTGTCATTCCAGAAACTGGATTTAAATGAGACATCGATCTTGTATCTGTTGGGCTTATTAGTGGATGTCCAGGATTTACTTGTCTTCCGCCTCCTGCAACTATAGTTCCAGCGGCTGTTGTAAACACAGGGGTTGTAGATATCTGTCCTGCTTTTGCCTTGGCTTCTAGTATGGAGAGTTCTGCAATCAATCCTTCAATTGATGTTTTTAATACAGTAGCAGCTTTTGCATCACTGTAAAATGTAGCTTCAATTAATGATCCTGCTTTTTGAGCAGCCATCATTTGAGGGGTAAGCATTTTCCAGCCTTCGCCGCCCTTAAACAATGCTTTAAAGTGTGCCGCTCCTTTAATTATGTATCCGAAGAAGTTGGCGAGCACACCAGTTAACATGATTATTGGTCCAATTACTGCAGTAAGTCCTGTAACAAATGTTAAAATAGTTTTAATTGGTGCAGGCAATTTATTTACAAATTGAACAATATTATCTACAACTTGAACAAAAAATGTTTGAACCTTAAGAAATTCTTCTCCGATGCCCGCTAAATTAGCCCTTAAAGATTCTACCGCTCTTTTATATCTTCCTGAAGCTGAGTCTGTTACAAGAGATAACTCTCGATCAGCGACTGCGGCAAGATCTTGAGTACTTGCTTTCATAAGGTCTAATACCTGTAAAGTTTGGCTTCCTTCTTTTCCTAAATTTTCAAACAAGGCTTGCATTCTTGCAAACTGGAATTTTCCAAATAACTGTTCAATTGCTTGAGATTTTTGAAGTGGATTTAAATTATCTAGAGCTCCCTGCAGCTCCATAATCATTCCTGTTAAATCACCTGCGTTATCTGTAACTATTCCCTTTAAATCTATTCCCATTGCAGCAAATTGTTCTGTCGCAACTTTTGTTGGATTGATTAAAGATGCAAGTGCTGACTTTAAAGCATTGGCGCCTTCTGTTGCATTAATTCCACCTTCACGCATTGCTGTTAAATAAAGAGCAAGATCTTTTACGCTTCCCCCAAGTCCCTGAACTACTGGACCAGCTTTTGGAATTGCCTCAATTAGATCTGCAAGGCTTGTTGAAGTTTGGTTTTCAACAGAGTTTAAAAAGTTAATTGATTCTGTAAGTTCTTGTGTGTTTTGTTTAAATGCTGTTTGTATTGCAAGAGTTGCTTTCATTGCGTCTTGACGATCTACTTCACCGAGGACTGCAAGCCTGCTTGTTTCTTTTACTGAACCAATAAGTTCTTCGCCTTGTTTTCCTGTGGCTGCTATATCAGCAGCAAGTTGTATTGTCTCTTTAAAAGATGTTCCATATGCGGATGCAAGTTCTTTTGCTGTTGAAGAAACGTCTCTTCTAATTGCCGCAAGGTCTGCCGCAGATGTTGCAGCAACTCCGCCGTAAACCTTTGTTAATCTTGTTAACTCGGAATCTGCTTCTCTAAATGCTTTTGCTGCTGCGGCACCAAATGCTGCTAGCGGCACGGTTAGACCTACGGTTAATTGTCTACCAGCCCACTGTGTATTCTTACCCCAGTTAATTAACTGAACTCCGCCATCCTGAATAACTTTATTCATTATTTGAAGTTCTTGTCTTGCTAACGCTGTTTTATTTTTTACTGCATCTAGTCCTTGAGGAATATGCACATTGTATTGCATTAAACCTTGTGCATTTTTCCCAAGGGGTTGAACTATTGCATTTTGTAGTGCTACCTGTTGCTTGGCTAATTCTCTTATAAGCCCGCCAGAGGTCTTTGTATGCTCTTGAAAAGTTCTGAAATAGTCTCTTAGCTTTAGCTTTCCACCGTCAAGGTTTTTACCAAATTTTTCTACATCAGAGGTTAATGTTACGAAGTGTGTTGAAAACTGGCCAGTTCTTCTGAGGTTTTCTGCAAATGAACGATTCATGACCGCAACTTGGTTTGCAAGTTTTGCGTCCGACTGAATTATCTGGGCTTGTAATTTAGATAAAGATGCTGATACCTTATTGACATCTGCAATAAGATTTGAAAAATCTGCATTGGCAACTATATTAGTTACAATGTTTTCATCAGCCATTTATACTATTTACTCCTTAACATATCCTAGTCCTGCTCCTATGCCAAAGCCAGCTTCGCTTGCTAGTGGTCCTTGCAAAGAAACAATATCGTTTTCATCTGCATCTATTCCTAGCGCCCTTCTTCTGACTTCTTCAAAACTAGAACTGTTTTCTTTTTTCTCATCATCCTCTAAATTAATACCCTTAAGGCTTGCCGTAAACTTTCTTTGTTCTGATTCCTTTTTAGATACTGCTTTTAAAGTTTGAATAAGTTCTGGCATTGATAGATTTGCTTCTAGCTCATCGTAATTCCGCCAATGTCCTAGAAGAAAAACTTCTCCTTCTAAGGCGGCTAGATCTAGTTCATCCCAGCTAGAACCGCCGCCTGAGTTAAATCCGCATTGTCTGCATCCATCTTAATTCCGCCACAGACTTCTAGGATTCTGTTAATTGTTGGAATGTCTAATGCTGCTTCTAAAGCATCTCTGTCTTTTACCAAGTTTGGTAGCTGCCCTTCAAGAGCAACTCCGCAAGCATCAATCAAAAGATCAAGCGACTCTGCTTGTTCTGTAACCTGTGATGTCTTGGTTATTACTGCCATAAACTTTCTTAGTTCTTTAATAGATAACGGCTTCAATTTTACTATTGAGCCATCTTGTAGAGTAACTTCTTCTACGCTGTATACTGTAGTTGCCAATTTATCCTCCTTGGATAGTCTTAATTATTATAGCATAATGATATTACATATACAACAATAAAGCCCCCTAAAGAGGGGGCTTTATTATCTTAATTTAATTAAGCTGGGGTCCAAGTACGGTCAATAATCTTACCGTATTCTGATCCTACGTAACCTGCGTCTGGAAGAAGACGGAATGTTACTGGGAATGTGGTTGGAGTATTACGTGCAAGTGAGAATTGTGACTGTTGTACAGACAATACACGACGTGCATAGTAAATACGCTCTGAGTTTGGTGTGCTGGTTGTTGGAGCTTGTCCAATAGCAACTAGCTGACGCTCTGTTGGAGCAACACCTAGAGATCCTGCTTCAAGTCCAAGAGTAGCTCCTGAATTTGTAAGAGTTGATTGTCCCTGTCCGAAAACTACAAGAACGTTCTCTAGTGTTCCTTCTGCCATTTCAGTTGCGATCATAACTTCCATCGCAGACTTAAATAGCTTTGCTGTATCAAGCAACTGGTCTACAGTTACTGAATCGTAAGTTGGGTTATAAGTGATCTGAAGACCATTGTTAGTAAATCCAACGTTACGGAAAGCATTGTTTGTTGTTGACTGTGCAGCATCTAGTGTAGTACGATAAGAAGCAGTTGAAGCAAATGCTGGAACGCCATCTTTTGCAGATGTACCAGTTCTTGCAACACCTGGCTCTGTATTTTCTACATAACCTGATACTGTGGAGTCGGAATTCGAGATGTAAAGCGGTGAAGCTCCCACAAGAATATTTTTGGCTGAGTTAAATGCCATCTTTATGTTTCCTCCTGTTTCAAAAAAATATATATATATTTTGTTGCTGTCAATCTTTGAATCTTTGGCTGGCTAGGCCCTTCCCTCTATATCCAATAATAGAGTATAATGCCCCTTAACGCAAATTTAATTAAAACGTCCGCTTGAGTCTACATTCCTAGAATATTTGACCTCTAGGATAACATCGGCTGAGAAAAACCCAGCTAGCTCTTCAGATGGGCTGGTGGGGGATATGTCTGCTACAAATATACTATAGAATTTAAATTTATTTGAAGGTATTGGACTTCTGTTTATTTCCGTAGCAGAGTCATCCATTCTCCTATATAGGTCGACCATAAGGTTTCTGATCTGAGCAATCTCTGATATATCTGTAGAATAAATAGAATATAGTATTTGCTCACAACATATTACCCAGTTGTCTTCATATGACATTCCAATCTTGTCATATACTATATGAGTCTTCCCGCTTAAAAACTGATTCATTTCTGGCATTTGTTGAACTGGAATTATTGGGACCAGCTCCTCGCCCAGGTTATCGCTATAGTATTCCTGCGGGTCAAGAATGTCTATGTCCTTTAAAGACTGCCACAGGTGTTTTCTTAAATCATACATTACATCGTACTTGTAATCGTTAGCTGATGGGCTCATGCTATACCTCCGAATGCTGCTGCTACCGCAGAAGAAGCTTGCAACTCTACAGTGTTTGGTGAAAAAGAGTATTTTACTTTTTTAATATCGGGAGGTAATTTCATTGCTCTAGACATTGATGAATTAAATATTTGTTGAAATCCTGATTTCTTTATTGATAGGTTTACTAAGTTTCCAGTGAAGAATCTTGCGTATGATATTTGAAATCTATTTGTAGCTTTGCCTCCGCCTGGTCTTTTTACTGTTACTGCAGCACCTTTAGGCATTCTAATTACTCTTTCATCTATTTCAAAAACAAGTCTTTCAGCAGATCTAGGTCTAATTACTACTGGGTTGCCCGCTTCCATAACTCTTGCCTTTTCTCTAAAAACATGTCTTGACTTTCCGTAGTTTGTTGGCACCATAGATTTTGAATCAATAAAAGAATATCCCATACTAAATGAAAGCCCCATTGATTCTTTTATATTTAATTTAAATAGTCTGTGAGATTTGTTTCCAGTTTTTTTCCACTCATATACGTGATGCAGTGTCGATGGATTTATTCTTGCTTGAGCATCAACGTATTCTCCAAAATCTTTTTCAATTTGAGAAAATATTACATTTCTAAATTTAGACTGAAATTGTTTACTAGTAGTCAACTTTGATACAACTTGAGACTGATAATATATGGCAGCAGAAATTTGAGCAACAGTGCTATCTTTAATAATAACGCCAGTCGTGCCAGACATGTGCTTGCTAAGTCCGCTTGCCAAATTACATTATCTTCTGAGTCACGTAAATTTGTAATCTTTTCTCTATACCCAATTTTTGAAACAGTTCTTATTTGTATAATTTGCTCATTTGTATACTTGTTGCTTAGTATCTGCTTGTCTCCACTCCTTGAAGTTGTTGAGTTAGAGATTACGCCTTTTGCATGACATGGCATTGTCCTGTCATACTGCCATTCTTTTTTTAATTGCCCAGTCTCAGTATCTTGATTGTCTATTTGTTTATAGACATCCATTCTCATACTGAGTATAGAATCTATTAAATCATTCATTATATAACAACCATATGACTAACTACGTAGTCTGACAAAAGATTATCTACATAAAGATTGCCCGTTGTTGTGTGTGCCTCTGATGTATATTCAAAGTCCCAATCAAATGTAGAGATAGACTTTATATATTTGTTTCTCCAAATTCTATCTCTTGAAAAATAGTCTTTCATTAATTCTACTGCAGCTTCTTCAATTTCATTTGGGACAGCATCCCAGCCAAATTGAGCATTAATTCTATATACTAAATCTTTTCCGAATGCTCCGTTATATGAATCATTAATTGATGGTGGAACCATTCCGTTTGCTATGTAAACAGTATTATCTAGCATGCCAGTTCTGTCTACCCTGATTCCAAATCCAGAATCAGAAATTACAGTTTGGTATAGCCAATTGTTTGTTTGATTTAAAGTATTAACCAGAAGTACATCGTTTTGATATATTTTATAAATTTTGTTAATTTTTGATGGCAAAGGTAAAACATCTGACCCTGAGCCATAGGCTGTTATTGTCTCTGGATACAAATAAAATTTTTGTCCTGTAAAATTTTCAATAGTTTTTCTTGCATACTGCTCTGCACGCATAATTTGAGAATATGTTTTATAGTTTGGATCAGAAGGGTCTGAACCTAATCCTAATTCTTCTCCTGCTTGCGTTACATCAACATATGGCGTTATTACATCAACATAATGATCTTTTACAAAAGACTGCCCCTGTACGGTATACTGCCATCTAACTTTTAGCTTTTTATTTCTATCAACTAAATTTAATGGAGGAAATACTTCATAAACTCCAATGTCTGTTTCAAATTTTGAAGCTGTAGAGGCTGACTGAACAATATTAGGATCTATAGAGTATTCTGGATCTAGTGTTACATCATAAAAAGATGCTGTAGGTAAGGTGTCTGCATCTACTGCATTTCCCTGCCAATACAATTTGTGTCTTATAGGTGCATTGTTACCTATCAATATATCCATTTTTTAAAGATTATCCTCTTGAGCCTGCTCTTCTTGCATTGCAACAAAAGGATGCTCTTTTGTAAAAGTAAATCCTAGAATGTCATATCTAAAGTTTTCTCTAGTCATTCTAACCAATACGGTGTCTTCTGCATTTACTGATTTTGGATCAAGTCTTGGAAGAACTTCTTCAGTTGAAAATACGTCTTCGTTTGCATCTTTAATTTTTTCTAGAGTCTTCTGGTAAACTGTCCAGGTAACTCCATCTTCTGCTAATGCGGCAATTATGTCTGCTTTGCTTTTAATTCCGTCAGTGTCTACTGCAAAGTTCTCTGCAATTTCTCTGAGTTCTGCAACTTTTAATGTCTCAAATGACATGTATTACTCCTTCTACTAGGTATCAACAATTATAGCATTGTTAAATTCAAATGAAAAGCCCCCCAAAAATTAATTTGAGGGGCTTTTAGCGGATCTAAATCCTATATATTAGGAAGCGACCTTAACGTTCTTGACAACTACCCAGCAGTCTGCCTGCTCGATTTGAACGCCTACACGAGTATACATTGTGTACTCGATAGAGTCCTTACGTGGCCAGAAGAATCTGTAAACGGTTACGTCACGCTTGATACCAATAACAATGTTATTTGGGAATGTCAAGTGTAGATCTCCGTGTGATCCTGAAGCTCCTGTGTGAGTTCCTGTCTGTGTTTCTGGAAGTAGTGGTACTTCAACAATTGGAATTCCAAATGCGAATGGTGCCACAAATCCTGCTGGACCACCTAGACCTGGTTGAGTTCCACGGATAACGCTTGAAGCGATATCTTGTGGGTTAGCTGAACCGTAGTCACCCAACTGTGATGCTGAGTATAGGTAATCTTGAATTAGGTTTGACCCTGAAAGGAAGCGAAGGTCTGCACGACGTTGCTTGTACTTTCTTGGCATAGCCTTAAGTGCTGAGTTGAATACTGCACGAGAAACGTTTGCTCCCGCTGCATCAACAACACGACCTGTTGCCTTTGACTTCTTTACAACGCCATCGAATGACTTGTAAAGTGCGTCTGATGTTAGAGATGTATCTCCGTTTAGAAGAACATCTTCAATGTCATTTCCTGCTTGTGTTGCCATCAAGCGTGCAATGTGATCTTCAAGATCTGCACCCTCAATGTTGTCTTCTAGAGACTCTGTTGAAAGCTCCCAGTCCATGCGGAGTTTCTTTGTTGTAAGAGAAATCTTTGAGAAAGTAACAGCTGAGTTTACACCAGTGTTCTCTCCTTCTGAAGCAAGCTTCATAAGCTTCTCTCCTACAGACATACGATCAATTTCTGCTGTGTCTGACTTCAATCTTACTGTACGTGCGACCTTGCCGATTACGGTTGCGTCGAACATATAGTCAAGGAAGCGAGCAGATTGTTCTGGGTTAAGGAGACCACCGTTGCCAGCTTCGCTAGCTCTGTGTGTTCCTGTTCCTCCAGTTGTCGAAGCAAATGTGCCAGTTACTGTTGTACCAGCTTCAGCTGCTTTTTCTAATAGTTCATTGCTCATTATTTATACCTACCTTAGTTAAATATTTCGTTTACGGAACCGAGGAAAGAACCGTTCCATTTAGATTTCTTGATTGTTACCTCTTCTGATCGGCCAAGATCGGAAGACTTCTTAATTGCGGTTTCTGCTTCTACGGCATCTACACGCTTTTGAACTCCCGCTAGGGTGTTCTTTACTTCGTTGACAGCGCTTGATAACGCTGCACCTTGTTCTGCCAACTCTGAAATTCTAACATCTACACTCTTGCTGAAAGTCTCAACTGTTTCCTTGATGGATGACACTTGAGCAGCATTTGATTCGGATGCTTTATTCAAAGTTTCTGAGAAAAAGCCTTTTAGTTCGCCTAACATTTTTGCAAAATCAGGTTCTGCATTGACCTCAATTTCTGATACGTCGGCTGCTTTTTCCAGAGTCTCGGCAGGAGCGTCTTCGGCAGGAGCTGCTGCTTCTGCTGGTGCATCTGCTGTAGCCTCTGTCTCAGCTGGAGCTGCATCTGCAACTACTGCTGTATCTTCTACGGTTGCTTCTGGTGCTACTGCATCTTCTGCAACTACGTTTTCTGTATTTTCTGACACTTCTTTACCTCCTTCTGCGTTTGCCTGTTTTGCTATTTGTGTATCAGGCAACGTAAATCTTGATTGCTTATATGCATCAAGAATCTTATCTATTTCTTTTGACTTATTAACGTCTGAGCTTTCAACCCATCCAATAAGTTCTGCTGGCTTTCCAGATACTGGAGAGTCATATGTTTTTTCTGTTGAAATAAAAACAGAATCACTTTCTTCACAATAAAAAATATTTTCCATTTTTGTTTCTGCTGCAATTCCTTTAAAAATAAGTTGTCCGTTCATTTTTTGAATAGACAAGATATTACAAAGTTCATTTGCTGGAGAATCAACAATTGAAAGTTCCATTAAAGAATATTCTTTTATAAATCTAGTTGTCTTACCTGTTGACTTATTAACTTCATTATCTGACTCAATTATTTTGCCGCCGATTGAAAATCCAGATAGGGTTCCGTCTAAAACTTTTTCCCATGTGTCCTGTGCGCCTTTTGAAATGTAAGCATCTACATATACGCCATTATAAAATTCTTTTGTAGATGGGTCATAAAATGTTTCTGGTTTAAATGAAATCATTTTACCTACAGCATTTGATCCGTGCATCTCTCTAATGTTTCCACGGAAAGATTCGAATGCTTTAATGCTTGCTTCTGCTGTTACAACATCTCCTGTTTGATCAAGATTGTCTAGTGTAGCAAAACCAGAGACGGTTCTTTTCTCACGGTTTACCTTTGTAAAAGGTACCGAAAGAGATATGTCGTTGCCATTGCTGGACCATGCAGATTTTTCAATATTCATATGCTTAATTATAGGTTTTTATATATAAAAAGGCAAATATTGGTTGAGTAGGGTTAGTCGACCTGTCTTCCATCGCCCTTAGCATTTCTGCCTTCTCCCGAAGAATCTGATGAATTTGCCGACCTCTCAGAATCTCTTGCCCTAGTTTTTCCAGCCTGACTTCTTTCTTCTGCGGCTGCCTCTGGCTTTAATTGAACGACTTCGTCCCCACCTTCTAGGGGAATCATACCCTTTCTAATTCTAACTTCATTGGGGGTAATTACTTGCATTCTTAAATATCTTTCGTCAATCTTAGACTGAGTGTCTTCATCAGTTAAAGTTAATTCATTGAATTTAAGCAATAATGCATCAGTTTTTTCTTCGAATATCCTATTAATTTTTTTCTCAAGAATCATTTGTGACGGCCTGCAAACTTGTTCTTTAAACGTCTTGTCCGCATCTCTGGCAACCGCTAAGTTGACTCCTTCTGGTGTTCCAATTTTATTAATAGGTACACGATGTGCAAGAAGAATTTCATCTCTATTAGACTTGCGGTATTTTTCAAAAGACCCTTCTTGACTGCCTGCCTCTATAGGCTCCATTTTAAATTCAACTTTAGAGTCTGCAGAATCAGCTGGCAGTGGAACATAAAGGGACCTGTGGTTTTTGCCCTTAAGCCCTACTTGGAAAAATTCGAGGAGTTTTCTTTCTGATTCCGTTGAAAGCTTTGCTCCCTTAACGGTAATAATATATCTTGGGACCGCCTTATTTTCAAAATAATCAATGTTATATCTTCCAGACAATTCATTACCAGCAAGTGCTACCTGGGCAGCGATTATGTCTGGAATTCCATAATAATTATTCATAGGGGTATATTTCTTTAAATGAATAATTTCATTAGGACGATCTTCTTGTCCTGCAATCGGATTTTCTGTTTGGTTGTCTCCGAAGTTATTAAAGAATACTGCCTTGCCATATAGTAATTGAACAAAGCCATCTCTTAGTCTGCGAACACGCATTGTTTTTGAAGGAATATGCCCTATGTATCCTATATTTCCAGCTGTCGTTCTACCTACCTCTATGTAGCCATTTCCTGTAGCTTCTAAATCTGTGTAAACCTTAATCAATGTTTGTGTAAATGTATCTTCTTCGTTTGTAGTGTCTAGCCAAGAATGTAGGTCTTGTCTTAATTTATTAAGTTTTCTGCGTGCTCTTTCAAGTTGTTTTTCATCCGTAATAGAATCAAATGCATCATTTGTTTTTTTAGTTTCAATAAAATCATATCCGAGTCCTACAATGTTTGCAACTTTAGCATTAATTGCTGCGTAGTTGTATGTAGAGATTTCATAAACCTTTGACAAATATTCAAGGTTATATGGAGGCTCAATAAGATCAAACATTGCATAGCCAGTAATTGCTTGTGCTAAGAGGTTCTGCTGTGTGCCTGTGTTTTCTACTCCGCTAAATGCTTTTGAAAGCTCTCTACTTACTTTTCTCTTAAATGTAGGTCCAAGCCCTTTTACCTTCTTAAGATCTTCTAAGCCTGCAGCAAATGGGTCTGTTGAGGCTTGCTCTTTTTTGAATGTAAACCAATCTGAGTTATTGGTGATGTCGATGATGTTTTCTTTTGAATCATCATCTAAGAATTCTACTGTCATTTTAAACCACCCAACTTTTTCATTTCGTCTTTATAATTTCCAATATCTAATGGATCTGGTATTAGTCCCCATTTTAATCTTTGTTCTTGTTCGGCATACTCTTCATCTGTGACTTTTCGTCTTGCTGAAAGAAATTTAGGCCCGCCCTCATATATACCGTACGAGCGAACTTCTCTAGCCAAAGCATCGATTCTGGATCGATTTCCTTTTTTTGACGTAACCGAAAGATAGTTTCCTTCATCATCACCAATCCAGCGCCCGTCGGGCATTTCCCAAACGTATACCCCTAGGGTGCTTTCTTCTTCTAAAGTCTTATACTTTATCTTATTCATATCCATATGTCTTTATTTTACCATTATTACTTACACAAGTCCAGGATTTTGTCAATAAATATGACAAAATTATTAAATATTTGCAGATTGATACTCAGTATTATTAACTAGGTAGGCTGTTTGGTCATTCCCTAGGTCAGATTCTGTAATAGAAAAAGAAATGTCTGACACAGATAGCACATATTGCTTTGTATAAAGCTGGTAATGATTTGTGGCCTGCCCAGCAGTCAGGGCATCTGGGTAGAGGGCTATATTGCTATACAAATTACTTGTTCCAGAAACTGAGCCTGACTGATTAGAGTTAAACTTAATATTACTTGTTGCCGCTGAAGATAGCACTAAGACCATATGGTGTGGCATGCCTCTAGTTAAGAAGTCAGATATATTTGTTGCAGATGTGTAATCTACGCCATTTACATAAATATTAGATATGCCAGACTTATTGATTACTCCAGTAGAACTCCACTCAAATATTTTGGTATTACTAGAAAACAAAACATTTTGTAAAGATCCTGCTAAGGACGGGGTGAAGACAAACTCTATGGTTCTAAATTGAGTATTTGAGTCAACGCTAATACCTCCGCCGTTATACATTCTTAATCCATTATAATCATTATAAGAAATTATAGGATGATTATATCTTGACAGTCCGTAATCTAAAGATGAATATATTCTGTCTGAAGAATTGTCTGCATAAAAATCTGTGTTCGAATAAAGGTCAAGTGAAATTGATCTTAACGCTGGCAGATCTTTTGAGGTGTCAGAAGAAGACATTGTTACCTTTAAATAAAGTAGTCCTGAAGATATTCCGTCATTTTTATTAAAAAATGGTATTGGAAAATTATTTTTACAATTTTGCCAGGCTGCGTTGTCCTGGCTGACCTGAACGATAATATTTTCAACATCGTCATCCCAGGATATTTGAGAGCTAGAAACATTTAAAGAGCTTGGGACTATAATGGTTTCTGTAAAAGTAAATGTTTTAGTAGAAGGACTTATTGTTTTTGCAAAAGTAATATAAGACTGATCTGTAGACATTACAACATTTTCATCAATAATTTGTGACCACGGCTTAGTCTCTGGATAAGAGTATCTTGCAACTGGTCTAATTTTTGAATGATTTAAGCTGAAGAAAATACCGCCGTCTGGGTATACTATTTGAGAGTAGTCTAGTTCTTTTATTCCTTCAGAGTAATGTTTAGCAATTTTTAATCCTGTTAAAGCATGTCTATAAAAAGAAACAGAGTCAATTACAAAATAATTATTTGGCAAAGACGGGCCTGTTTTCCAGGCTGTTGAATTGTTAGAAAAAACAAAATTATTCAATGAGGATGAAGAAACTAGATTTCCATTTATATACATAGATAAATTATTTTTTGTATATATACAAACAACATGAATAGCTTTATTGTTTGAGTATTTATATCTTGTTTCGTTTAATCCTGCTTTAAATATAAGGTCTCCATTTTTATAAAATACCCCAATATTTTCATCTGGATCTCCTATAATGGTTACTTGTGTATTGTTTGCATTTGGCAATTTTACCCAGGCCTCGATAGAAAATTGATTATCTGAATAATATTTGTTTGCAAGCCCTGGAGCTTCATACTCCATAATTGTAGTATCTGATACAAGTGTTCCATATATACCACCTGCAACTAATGGCATTATTTTAGACCCCGATATTCCAGAAACTGTTCCATTGTTAAAATTTCCAGAGTAGTCTAGGAGAGCTTGACCAGATATTTCTTCGTATGAAGTAAATGCATCTCGTAATGCTTGATATGTAGGATATGTAGAAATAATTTCATTATAATAATCAAACGTTCCAGATTTTACTTCATCTAGTGTGTAATAAGATACGGGGAAGTCAGCCAGTACGGTTCTAAAATATGACATAGACTTCTCCTATAATTATTGATTAACTAACTGCTGTTATTTGTGTTTGCTTTTCTGCAATAAGTGCATTTAAAGTTTCAACCACTGCTGGATCTGGCTGAGTTTTTGCATTTTCCGCAATAAGTCTTACTTCAAAAGAGTACATCTGATACTCTAAGTTTCTTACCTCAGCTTGAGTAATTGCAGACTTTTCATCATCTGTTAGCTTTGTATATGTTGGCATTTTATTCTCCTTGTTCTATTTTTATTTTTTCAGACTCAACGGCTTGAATCTTTTTATTTATTTCTGAGATGCTGAAATTTATTTCAGCAATTTCCTCCTGATTTAAATCAGGGGTAATTTTATTACTATAGGTGTATTTTTCTCCGCCTAATTTTTTTAAATACTGATCTATAAGTTCAATTTTACCTTCTTTTGTTATCATACCATATTCTCCTGTTATAGCCAACTAGAAAATGGGCCATTAACTGTGGCTCCAGTATTTGAGTCAGTTCCATATAATTGACATCTTAAATATCTAGAACTTGCGCTGTATGGAACATCTGGCACAGTTCCGTTAGATCTAACCAGATAGTGCCAGTAGTATCCGTTGACTGTGGTAGCTGTATTGTAAGAAGTAGTAAAGTTTTTAGTACCATTATTAACTAGTGTTCCTCCGCCTGCCGCAGTTCTAACTTCCCAGTAAACACCTACAAGGTTTAAAGATCCGCCATAAGAGGTGCTTGATGGGTTGTCTATACCCCATTTAATGACTGAAGCAGTTCTTTCAAATTGAACAGTTGGAGCCGAGTTAATAAATCCTGGTTGGGCAAGTGTTGTTGCTGATGTTGTTCCATCACTTCCATATCCGCCATAATTACTTCCATATCCAGTAATTGTGACATAGTATGTTGTGCTATTAGATAGTCCAGTTACTGAATAAGAGGTTGATGTTGTGCTTGTATTTACTATGTTATTTCCTCCGCTTGAAGTACCGACCCAGACCCTGTAGCTATCTGTATAAGTTGTTGCACTCCATGAAATATTAAATGATGTAGAAGTAACGCTAGATGTGGACGGAGAAGGCGTTCCTGGTGCTGGATATGCAACAGTTGCAGAAGTTTTATATGCTCCGTATGGAGTCCATACGTTATTATCTCCTGATGCAGAAATGTATGCATAATACGTTGTTCCAGGATTAAAGTTTGAAGTAAACGTTACTGAAGTATTTGTTGTTTCTGCATCGTAAGAAACAGTAGGGTCTCCCGTCCAGTTAGATTGACTTACCCAATATATTCTGTATTTTGTTGCATTTGTTGCTCCAGACCAAGAAACAAAAAAGCTTGTTTGGCTTATAGAAGACGATGCTGATGTTGGCGAAGTTGCGTTTGGCTGAACAAGAGTTCCGCTTCCTGTTCCATATGTAGAATATGTTGCGGCAGCTGCAACTGAAGGTTGATTTGATCCGTACCCTTGAGTTGTAGATGTTCGTGGATAAACAATATATGTTCTAGAGTTATCATCTGGAGGATTGTAAGTAAAACTAGTCAAAGTATTTCCAGTATTTGTATATAAAGATCCGTTTACATATATGTCATACGAGACTGCTCCGACAGCTGCCGTCCAACTTAAAGACACTATTCTATTTGTATTAACAGCTCTTACAGAAAAAGAGGCTGATCCTGCTGTTCCAGATCCAGAAAATGTTCTTGCTCCTATATTTACAGAAGGCGCTCCTGCAGTTCCTCCATAAGTAGTTTCATAAGTAGTAGCATTTGAAACAGCTGTCCAGCTTCCGCTATAAGTTAAATTAGATACGTTAAAAGTAACTGTTGGGGCCGAGACAGATTGTGTTGTGTTTGTAGCAGACAAAGAGCTTACAAATGGAAGCATTGTAATTCCTGTAGTTGCTGAAGTGGTTGTCTCGCCTCTTTGGTTGATAGCTTTTACCTTAACTCCAATTGTTTTATCTGCATCAGATGCTGTTGTTGTATATGTGGATGCTGTTGCTCCTGATATATCTACGCCTGATCTTGTCCACTGATAAGTGTATGATGTTGGAGCATATGCATCGTCTGCGTTCCAAGAGCCTACTGTTGTGCTATATGTACAACCAATTCTTCCGTTTGTCCCAGAGGATACAGTTATAGATGGGTTTGCTGAAGAACTTGGGAATTCTGGATAAGTAATTGCCCATGAACTACCATTAAATATCCAGGCTTGTTTAGCTGTTGACCAGGCAGAACCATTATAAAATTTTAATGATCTTTGTGTCTTCCAGTCAGTTCCATCATATATTTTTAAAGTCATCTGTATTCCTAGTAGAAGACATATAAATCGCCTGCTGCAGTTCCAGATGGTGGAGTGCCAGTGTTGTTATAAAATATTTTATTTGAATTAGCAGTATTTGTTCCATTTGAATATGCTGTTGCAGCAACAGTTACAGATCCTCCAAGTGCTACTGCGGACCCATTTACTGTAATAGATGAGTTTACAAGTTTAGCATTTGTGATAGAACCATCTGCAATAGTTGGA